CTTCTAAATTATGCTTGGCGAATTTGTTTCTCAGGTTTGTTACCTGGGCCTGTGACTCGCTATAGCGTGTGTTCAGGCTCTGGATTTGTTGCTGTGTTTTCTTGGCAGTTTCCAGAACCTTAACAATTTGTTCATTCTGTTGTTTGACCGTATTTTCCAGAACCTGTTGATTGTTTATTGCAGTTTGCAGTTGAATTTCCAGGTTCTCTATCTTGGCCACCATTAACATCCGATAACCAGCAAAAGCTGAAGCCACCAGCAACAGCATTATGCCCAAAAAAATAGCGAGCTTCATTTAATCCCGCGTCTTCTTTGTCTTTTTTTCTGTGCCGGTTTTAAATTTCTTTTCTTGACACTAACAGTAGTGTATGCCTCGTTGACGTTTGGAGTGGACTTGTCATCACCGACGTATTTGCCGTCTTCATCTCTGGCACGAACTGTTTTTTCTTCAATGCCCAGAAAGGTCGCCTTGAACCATTTGCTTAAACCTATAGCCATACTAGCCTCCTTAAATATTAATTATATTTGGTTACTTTTCTGCGGTCGCCCATTATTTTGCCACACCCTCTAGCTATTTCTTCTTTGACAATGCCACCCTTGTTGTATTTATATAGTTTTTGTTTATGCTTCTTTCTTTTCTTCATTACGTTATGTACACCGTGGTTGAGCCGCTTGCTTGCACAGTTATTGTTCCCAGTTCTCCCGTAGCACCTACTCCTTTTCCAGAAGGGGCATATAATGTCTGCCACTCAGCACCATCATACACCTGAAGCGCCAGTTCTGTCAGGTTCCAAATGACATCACCCCGGTTAAACAGGTTCTGGTCCCGTGTTGTATCGGTATATTGGTAGGTTGCGGTCGGGTCAAAACCCTCAAAACTCAATTCCAGAATACGCACCATACGGTTATACAGCTCCGGTTCCACACGGCCATTGGCCAAGGGCAAACGGGTTTCAAGCAATCTTGCCATTATCTTCTTCCATCCGGTCTGGTATTAAGCCGCATTGAGCCCAAGCGCCAGCCTACTCCAAGTCTTGCTGCTGTGTCAGCATCGTCATCCGATTCCAGCCGGACTACGACCTGTCGCGCACGTCCCCGCAAATTGAGTTTGGTGGTGCTGGCAGTCACTGTACTGGTACTTTTTGTGGACAAAGTTTCATTTGGATAGTTTCTCATTTTTAACACAAAATTGATAACCTGATCCGAACCGCCGTCCCCGGTAAACAGGATGTCCGGAATGGCTTGATACACAGAAGTAAAATTATTACCGCTTTGGTCCAAAGTAAAGTCACTGGTTTCAATATACACATTATCCATTGGTGAACCATCAGCATCATTGCCGGTTTCATGTTTGTAGATATAATTATAAGTGTCGGTGCCCGTAGCCCGGGGAAAAGGCTGTACCCCTTCATCAAGCCACGCATATCGGGTCAAAATGCCATAGGTCCAAACTTGCTCTTGATAATTATAGATTACAAAACGGTCGATTTCCGTGGAACTGCTGGAGGGATAATACCAACCGACTTCATTGAATTGCCGGTTGAGGAAAGCAAAAACCTTAAAAGACTGACCCTGATTGATGTCCCCAAAAACATAACTGTGTACACCACAAGGAACCCTGGAAACAGAACCGGTATATAAATAAAAACCGGAACGATCCATCCAGAAAACGCCCGGCGGCGCATTGATCGCAGCTTTGGGAGCCATCAGTCCCACCCCCTGATTAATCAGGTTGGCACCAAAAGTGTAAGGAGGCCCGATAAATCTCAAACTGTAAAGTGCATCATCGGTCCAAACCAGTGTTTCCTGCCGTGAACGCAAACCGCCAACAATCTGGGAGCCTGCTGAAAGGCGTAATGATCCGGCTGTATTGGTGTATTTAGGTTCCCATTCTGTAACCACTTCTTGATCACACCAACAGATAAACATTGGATCAAGTAGACCTGTGCGTTCAGCGCCCGCTGCATTAAGTGGATCAGCACCCAAGGCAATAACATGGCGGTCAATGTCACTGACAATAACCTGAAGCGCATAGAGGGGAGGCAAATTAGCTCCGCTTAAATCGCTTAGGCTCTTGGCTCTGACACTGGTTCCGCTGTTCTCTGTCCAATAATAAATACCGCCTGCTCTTGGATTGATAAGCAAATCTTCGCCAAAATTGTCGTGTGTCCAAAGCCTTAATTGATTGCTGACAGCAAGAGCCGAGGCAGCGCCAAAAGCACCAGCCCCCCATGTGCCTGCTCCGTAGCCTGATCCTGCAACATATTCATCCAAGCCCACATTGATTTGGTATGCACCCACGGTACTACTGCCACCATTGCCGCTGTCACTGCTGTTTGCAGTCACTTCATCGCCATCGGTATCTTTGGCTTCAATGGTATAAGTATTGGCAGTTGGTACGGCAGCAATCTGGTATTCTTGATTTAATACATTGGCTGTAATCAAACCCCCTAAACTCGCCGCCCCACTGTAAGTGACAAAATCATTTTGATTTGCACCGTGGGAAGCATCAGTGATAGTTAAAGTAGCATCGCCATCTACAGCGGCGAAAGTAATGTCCCCGGCAGTAGTAGTTTCTCTGATAGGTGTCACATCATAAAAGCTGCTTCCATCTTTGACATAATATTTTAAAGTGGTTCCCAGCCCTAAATATTTAGTGCCCCCAAGGGCTACCCATGCATGCAAAGCACGGCCTATTCCCAGATAAGTTGAAATCTGTTCCTTGATCCAACCGCCTATTTTTTCTGGAAAACTCTTTCTGAAACGGACCAAATTGACATCAAACCAGCCGCCCTCATTACTGAAATCGGTTCCTTCTCGATCAATTCCGGGCTTGAAGTTGTATTTTGTCAGGGGCATTATTTCTCTTCTTCTTCCTCGTTTTTGTCCAATTCCCTATAATAACCTACAATATGCAGGATCTGCTCCAAATATCGGGTAATTTCGCCCATGGTCATGGATAAGTTCTCATAACCCTGGGAAGTCAGCCCATAATACGCGATCCTTGGTTCATCGCCCGTTTCTAAACTGTTCAGGTACTGCTGCATTATATCAGGAGAAAGTATCCGCCATTCCAAGGATGCTGACTCAATTGCTTCCGGCAATGGAGGATGATAAATAGGCGCGGTTCGTGCAACGGTTATAACTTCCACTGGTTTTGTTTCAGGGACCATGGCTTTCGCCCTTCTTTCTCCAAAAAGAGAAAGTGAAGTACAGCCATTAATTGACAGCAGTGCTATCAGTATTATTAAAATCTTCATCAAATTGGTCTGGATTGGTTACTACAGTTAAATTGTCTAACACCCTGGTAGTGGCTTTATTGATCTTGCCTTCTAACAAAGCAGGTTTTGCCAAAGCCATCCCTTCTAAATTGTGCTTGGCGAATTTATTTCTCAAATTTGTTACCTGGGCCTGTGACTCGCTATACCGTGTATTCAGGCTCTGGATTTGTTGCTGGGTTTTCTTGGCTGTTTCCAAGGCTTTGACGATCTGGTCGTTCTGCGTTTGAATAGTATTTTCCAGAACCTGCTGATTATTGATCGCAGTCTGCAATTCAATTTCCAGTTTCTCTATCGTTGCTACCATGATCATGCGATAGCCAGCAAATGCAGAGACCACCAGCAATAGTGCAATTCCAAGAAAAATAGCGAGCTTCATTTAATCCCGCGTCTTTTAAGCCTTCTTTTTTGTGCTGGTTTTAGCTTGTCTTTACGGACATTGACAGTGGTGTAGGCCTCATTGACATTTGGAGTGGACTTGTCGTCACCGACATATTTCCCTTTTTTATTTCTGGCACGAACAGTTTTTTCTTCGATTCCAAGAAAAGTTGCCTTGAACCACTTACTTAAACCTATAGCCATAATAGCCTCCTTCATTTTCCAAAGTATAGATTTTTATTTCATCCTGTTTTCCTTTTACCTTTATAGGCTCTAGCTCCATAAAAGAATAATAAGATCGTTCTATCGTAGCATGACCGACCAAAATATTCACTCCAACTTCCTTGGTTGCTGACTCCAAACGTGCAGCCAGATTGACTGCATCGCCTATTGCCGAGTAGTCAAATCGGGTATCACTGCCCATATTGCCGATGACCGCCTCGCCTGTATTGATGCCAATGCCTATCTTTATCTGCTGGTTGATGCCACGGTCTTTTAGTTCTTCGTTGGCTATTTTCATGTTCTTTATTATCTCTATACCTGCACTAATTGCACTGTTTGGATGGTCGGACAGGTCAATAGGGGCATTGAATATAGCCATCATTGCATCCCCGATAAATTTATCTACCATGCCGCCATATTTTTGCACGGCCAAAACCTGCTGAGTCAGGACGATATTAATGATTTCAGTGACTTGTTCTGGGTTCAGCTTCTCCGACATGGAAGTAAAGCCCCTGACATCGGTGAAAAGAAAGGTCGCCATCTTCCGTTCCCCTTCCAGCTTCAGCAGATTCGGGTTTTCCTGCAATTTCTTCACCTGCCTTGGGTCCAGATAATGTTCAAACTGTTTCTTGATCTGTTGTCTTAGCTTGTATTGAGTCCTGAAATTAAGATAAAAATTTGTACTGGCAATAAAAAAACTGGAAACAAGGGAATAGGTAACATCAATAAGGATTCCCTGCTGAATTGTCCATATTCCAAAATAAGCTGTACCCGCCCATACAGCCCC